CAGTTTGGAATCGCTTGAAAGAGGGGTTTTTCTTTTTGCATCGGGCCACCATTTCCTATATCATGCGCGCCGCATCACCGAGAGGCCTGCTCGTTCTCCATGATTGTTTGTTCCTGCAACATCCTTAGCGACCACGATGTCCGCCATGCCGTCAGCTCAGCGGAAGATCTGCCCCGCAATGCCAAGCAGCTCTATGGCTGCCTCGGCTGCAGCGCCGAATGTGGCCGGTGCGCGCGCACCATCAAAACCATTATCGACGAGGCGCTTGGTGCGGCCGAGAAAGGACGCTCCGCTGCGGTCTCGCTGAAGACCTCAAATCTCGCCAGCGTGCGGCGGATAACAAATGAAATTCGTAGGATCGTTACTCAGGGTCGCATGGCTGGAATCGATCCTTCGGCTATTCCGGACGACGTAGCTGCTTACGTCAATGCGGCTGTCAAGCAGGCTGCGACCAAGGCAGTCAAGAATGCCAACGTCACACCCGAGACTGTCAAGCAGATCGTAAGTCAGCAGGTGAAGCAGGCAAACGCCGAGTATCAGTCCTCACTCGCTGGCAGTCGGCATGCCAAAGACAAGTCTGTTCTGGCCACTGAAAAGACCGTTGAGGCCGGAGACAATACTGCACAGATCGAAGAACTGCGACAGCAGAGAGACCTTAACATTGCCATGCATGACGCCAAGGAACTGGCGCTCAAGCGAGCAGATAAGTCTATCTCAAATTTACAAGATTTGGCAGGCAACGATACGCGCGAGAAGCTGTATGACAACAAGGCCAGTGGGCATCCTGAGTACGGTTGGGGTTATGATCTCATCATGGAAGCTTTGGGTCTGCGAACCAAGGACGCATCTTACAGACCGAGAGATTTTTCTGAAGTCGTCAATGTCCTGCGCGACAACGGCGAACCGGTTCAATTCGACGTGGACGGAATTCGCGAGTTGGTCCAGCGTCATAAGAGTCCTGGTGATCTGACAGTTGACGAACTTGCTAACGTCGAGAATGCCCTGAAAAGCATCACCTGGCTCGCACGAGAACGTAATAAGGCGTACGTCGAAGGTAGGTCGTTGGAGCGCCAGAATGTCATTGCAGATGACATCGCGCCAACCGCAAAGGCCATCGCTGGCACTCCGCACGCTCCTGGACGACGCATACTTGGGAAGATCGCTGAGAAGCTTTGGACCGGTGGGCTGGATAGGCTCGATGCTTCTTACTCAGATTTTCACACTATGCTCTCCATGCTCGGACGTTGGGGTGGTGGGCAAGAGTCGCGATTCTTGCAGGTACGCTTTGCTGAGAATCAGCTTCTTTCCAGGTACGCCAAGCTATTTGAAGCCACGTCAAAAGATCTAAAGAATCTTGGCAATGAAGATGTAAGTATGCCAGAGTGGATGCCTGCCGAAGCTCGTGCATTCTACGGCGAGAGCATCAAGCGCCGAGATGTGTGGTACGCGATCCTTCGCTCTGGGTCTGAAGAGGGTCTCTCAGGCTTGTCTCGTGGTTGGAAAGCTGAGCCAAATCAGATCGTAGACTGGCTGCACGGTGTGGCGCAGACACCGGCTGAGTGGGACTTCTTCAAGAATTGGTGGAAGAACGCGGAGGAAGTGGGGAACATGGAGCAAGCGAATGACTCAAACCGAGCCGGCTTGCCCATGGTTCGTAAGACGCCGAGGACAATCAAGACGCCCACCGGGGAGACCATCACCGGTGGGTATGCTCCCGAGCGCTGGCATCGTGAGTATTCGATGTTGCCAGCGATGTCCGAGAAAGATCCTACACATGGCATCAGGGCCATGTCTGACACCGAACATGGTTTCCTCAAGCCGCTCAAGCCAGACGTGTCCATGGTGCCTGACATCTCTTTTGACAATCTGCCCATGCACATTCGCGCGCTGGCCAAGGATGTATCGATGGGCGACTTCGTGCGCGACCAGGCGCGCATGCTTAACGACCCAGCGTTCAGGAAAGCTGTCGAGCCTCTTGGTGATTGGTACTACAAGGCGCTGGTGCAGTGGCACAACACCGTCACCACCGGGCAGATGCAACAGACCTTCAACGCTTTAACCAACCACGCCGCCGTGGCCGTGGCACGCGGCTACACGGCTCGCGCCGTCTTCAACTTGAACTTCAAGGTTGCCGCCAACCTGCTTGGACATCTGCCGTTCGCTAAGATGATCGAAGGTGGCAACTTGAATCTCTCCATGGGCATCGCTAAGGGTATTTTTTCTTCTGAAGCCAGGCAATATGCCATGAACAACTCGTTCGTCTTGCGCGATCGCAGCGAACGTTGGTTGCCCAAGCTGCGAGAGACTGAGCGCGCGGTGTTGGGTGAAGATAAGGCATTGCCAGGCGTCAACGTCTTCAGGACTCCCAGTCAGTACATGTGGCATATGGCTGACATGAATCTTGGACAGATCATCTTCAACGGTTTGAAGCACTCTGCGGAGTCGAGAGGCTTGTCGCCAAAAGAAGCCGATCAGTTCGCCGACACCCACACCGACCGTCTGATGCCCTCGATGGACATCTACGGCAAGCCTGCTATCGCCAGCAACCCGTGGATTGGCATGTGGGTCTTGGCGCGCAACTTCGAGAGCACAGTTTGGAACTCCAAAGCTCGCATGGAGATCCAACAGCGACTCGGTATCGCTGGTGGCACGCAGCAAGGCTGGAGCAGGTATTACGCTCAGATGATGGGCGTCGCTGCGTCGTTGGGACTTGGCTATTATCTTTTCGGTGGTCACGGGCGCAACGAGCAGGAGCAGAAGAACGGTTGGATCGGGTGGGGGCAGATGGTTGGCCGCACTACGATTGAGCACTACACCTACGGCAGCTATCTTCTTCACCTCGCTGCGCAGAACTTCGCTGGCATGTTGGTGGGCGAGGGTGTACCAAATCGAGATCGTATGTCTCTTTTCGACACTCCTGAGCACTCGCAGATGCAGCAGTTCACGAACGACTTGGGGCAGGTCGTGAAGAACGCCCTGCACAACGGCAGACCGAGCAAGGCGTTGCTTGCTGGCCTGGATGCCGGAGCTCGGTTGCTCGGTGCAGGTCAGCCGCTCAAGAGCGCGGTTGGCTTCTCGCGCGTAGTCAAGTACAGAATTTTTGATCAGAATGACTTTCGCAGCACGCCAAAGACTTATGCTGGTGATATTGGAAAGATCTGGTATGGCGACGTAGACAAGTACGACGCTAATTTTTTCAGCGACGCCGACAAGGCTCTTGCTGCGACTTTTGAATCTATCGGGAGAAAATAAATGATCGCACTACTCGCAGCACTGTTAGCAATCATAAACAGTCCTTACACTCCACCTTCATACAACTGTGATGGAGTCACGGCCACCTACACGGTTAGCTTCCCTTATCTGGCGTACACTGATCTTGTTGTTACCACCACAACATCTGGTGGGTCTGTGACGACGCTGGTCTACACCACTGACTACACCGTGAACCTGACCAGCACGCAGACCACCGCGACGCTGACGCTCAACTCACCATCTACCAAGTGCCCAGTTAATAACATTTTAAAGATCGCAAGAAATACGGCGTTGACGCAGCCAACCAGCTTCAGGGCCCAAACCAACTACAACCAGACCCTCCACGAGCAGGCCTACGATCGTATCGAGATGCAGGTCCAGGAGTCGTATGGTGTGAGCAGCAAACAGACCGGCCCGCTCTCGGGTGACGTGTCAACTCCGAGTACGTCGTCAGGCGTTACTACATTTCGTGCTTTTGTCGCTGGTGACATTCCCAACTTGAGCGCGAGCAAGATTACATCAGGCACACTGACGCAGGCTGTCGGTGGCACTGGAGCCAGCGCGCTGACTTGTGCTGCTGGTGACGTGCTCACTTCTAACGGCACTGTTTACTCTTGTACGACGCCATCTATCATCAACAACCTGCACAGTGAGGGCATTACTTCTGGATCTTGCAGCACTATCGTAGATACTCCGATTACTACAGTAAATATAACTGTGACTGGCACGTATTTAATTATTGGGCACGCAACTTTTACGGCTGCTGCAACTGGCAACGCTACTCTCAAGATCTTACAAAATTCCACGGCCATCACTGGTGCTGGTGGCAAATATACCGACAACTCTGGAACAGGTGTTTCTCTTATACAGATGGCAAGTGTGATCGCACCGTTGGTTTCTGGAGATGTATTGAAGCTGGCGTGCAAATCTGTGACTACTGCGTACTCCTTCACAGCCGATGGTTGGTCACTCGCAGCAGTAAAACTTCAGTAGGAGGTGCGTGTGAAAGTCATATCAGTGATCTCAATGAAGAGAATACTTCTTGTTATATTCTTTTTGTCAACTCCAACCTGGGCGCAGTATGTCCATCGCTCCAACCCCGGTGACCCGGCCAAGGCAGGTCAGGCGATCACCTCTGCTGGCGCCGCTAACTGTCCTGGCGCGGGGTGTATAGTCGTCAACGCGCAGAGCGTTGAATCTGTGCAGGTTGCCATCGCCGGCACCTGGAGCGCGACGTTGGCTTTCCTCGGTAGCAACGACGGTTGGTTGACGACGATCCAGCTTCTCGCTTATCCGATTGCTGGTGGAGCGCTTGGGTCACCGGTTACCACGACCACTGCGAACGGCGTCTGGTTGGTGCCAGTCCTGGCCATGCGTGAGGTCCGTGTGTTCGCCAGTGCTTTCACGTCGAACACCTCGATGACGGTCAGGCTGGATGGCGACCCGGTGACGAACTTCACGCACAACCGGGACATAAAAGATGGGGCTGGACGATCGTTCGTAGTCATAGGCGCAGACGGAGTGACGCCCGCCATCGCTGAAACTGTGATTACGTTCAGCCAGAACAAAGCCGGCACGGTCACCGCTGGGCTGACTTCATACACCATCACTGCCAACAAGATCTTGCGCATTCAAAGCATTAACTGCGCGTTCACCGCTGGAGCGACGGCCAACATCGTCAGGCCACACTTGCGCTACAACACTGGTGGCGCGTGCGTGGCTGGCTCAAACCTGCTCCTGCCTATCTGCGAGTTGGCGCCTGGCTTTGGCACCGCTACTGCGACGGAGGGTGAGTCGTCCTGCTCTGTGACCGTGCCGGATGGCCTGGAGATATCGGGTGATGGTACAAAAGCGATCTGCTTGGCAGAATCGGCGATAGCTGCTACTGGGACCCTGACCTGTAACCTCGTAGCTTACGAATACTAGGAGATCCTGTGAAATTGCTGCTGCCTTGCATAATACTCTCCGGTGTCCTGAATGCCACAGGCTTTATCGTGGAGGATAACACCGCAGTAGCCGTGGGCGCGCTGATGGCTACCATCGGGCTGACCCTAGTCGTCGTTGCCTGGATAGACAAGCGCATCGCTGTGCAGATCAAACCACTAAAGGCGGACCTGGAAGAATTGAAGGAAGACCTGGAAGAACTGAAAGAAATGATGCTCAGTGCTGCGATCAGAGAGGAGGCGAAAACACGTGAACCGCGAGAAACTGATTGACCAACTCACCAAGGACGAGTGCCGCAATAACACGCCTGCGCTGCTAGTCTACCTGGACTCCAAGGGCATCCCGACGATTGGGATTGGCCGTAACCTGCGAGACAAAGGGATCTCCAAGGCGACGGCCTACCAGATGGTCCACGAGGACATCGATGAGGTAGAGGCCAGCCTGGACCGGCGACTCCCCTGGTGGCGTCAGTTGGACGAGGTTAGACAGAACGTGTTGGCCAACATGTGCTTCCAGATGGGCATCTCGCGCTTGATGAACTTCAAGAAGTTCTTGGCGCACGCTATGATTAGTAAGTACGATCAAGCTGCGGTCGAGATGCTGGACTCGCAGTGGGCACATGAAGACTCCCCCAAGCGGGCACTCAGGCTCGCGGAGGAGATGCGGCACGGAGGTGCCGTCGTATGATTCCATTGATCAAGCACTACCTGTGGGCTTTCTTCTTCGACCAGAACGCTGCCAAGAGATTCATGGTCGGTCTTGGTGCCATGGTCGCCAACGTCATACTTGCCATCATCGTCTTTGGGTTCTCAACGATCGAATCGTGGAACGGGAAAACCATGCTACAGCACATCGTGTTCGCACTGGCGTCTACCATCACCACCATGCTGCCTGGTCCGGCCATCGCCAAACCGCCAGACGGACTTGGCGCACTGCCACCGAGGGGCTTCACTAATTTTCTCTGGGTCGCCAGCATCGGGTCAGGCGTCTTCCAGGCCCTCGTCTTCGGATTGGCTCTGCACGCGGTCGGAGCCGACAACCACGCCTGGGCACTGCTCTGCCTCGCCGCTGGTGGCGCACAGGGTTGGTTCGTGTGGAGGTCGCTCAAGTGATACTCCTACTCCTGCTCGCGCTAGCCAAGCCGCCCTGCTACGGCGATGGGCACAACGCCTACCGCTCTGCGCAGTCTAAGCGCGTCTTCAGGCTTGCCAACCCTTGTCCAGGAGGCCCGGACAAAGGCAAGCTACACGAATGCCGTGGTTACATAATTGATCACATCTGTCCGCTGGAGTGTTGCGGCCCAGACTGGCCGTCCAACATGCAGTGGCAAACCAAGGCCGAGTCGAAAGCAAAAGACAAGTGGGAGGGCGACTGCAAGCGCAGTTGCAAGAAGAAATGATCTTCCACTGCGTGGAGGCAATATGACTCTATTTTGGTTTGGATTTGGAATCGGATTCGTCGCTGGAGCTGGTGGGCTCTACGGGTTCTACAAGCTAGTTCTTAGTACGTGGTCGCAATGAAGATCTTCTTGTGGGTGTGGCTGACTTTGGTGCCAATTACGCCAGCACACGACTCGGCTGGCAACCCGGACCCGCCGCCGGTCACGTGTCCGCAGAGGTGCAAGAAGGTCCAGTGTGACTGCGTAGATATCTGCAACAAGCTCGGCAAGCAGACTGGAGATCCGTGCTTCGCCGATTGCTTTGATGATTTACAAACTTGCAACTCGCGCTGTGAGGTGATGTGATGTGACGCGCAGAAAGCACACTTTTAGTGGATCTCCTCTGCCTGGGTCTGGTGGTTCTTCGCCTGGCAGGAAGAGCGTAAATTTTTCCACCGTCGACTTGAGCGACATCCGGGCAGAGGCGCGACGGTTACAATGTAGCATCTCTGAAATAATTCAACGTGCTTGGAAGATCGCAAGAAACGAAATAAAAAAGAGGTCACCGTGAACATCCAGATACCGAAGTTGCCGAAGTTCTCGGAGGTACCCTGGAAGTCCTGGGGCCTCGCGCTCGTTTTGTTGCTCGGTGTGCTGCACTTCTGGAACAAAGATCACAATCTAAAGACCGACGCCTTGCGATCTTCTGAAGCTATGAGGCTCACACTCGCGAATCAGATAGTCGCGGACCAGGACTCCAAGGGTGAACTTCAAGCGTCCTTGAAAGATGAACTGGCTAAAAATGATCTTTTAAGAGAAGCCTACGAGGAACTTCTCAAGGCCGCGCCAGACGCCAAGGTTGAGGGCACCGCAGTGCTCAAGACGGCGCCGACACAGGCTCTAGCCAAGGCTGACCCGATTCCAGAACCAGACAGCGCCCATCCGCCACCTCTGCCGCCCTGCGACAAGCCTTATGTTCCGGATGGTCACGGCGGGTTTATTTGCCCCGAGGCACCGGCACCCAAGAAATCTGCCTGTTTATTTGATACTGGGAGCTTCGGCAGCTTCAAGGTCGATGAGATCGTACTTGGCACCGACAAGGGCAACAAGTTGATCTCAGCCACCGCAGAGTTCTGGCGCGAGTCGCCGTTGCCCAGGACCAAGCTCCTGGCTGGTAAGTTCGTGTCGGGCCTGTCCAACGTGGACACGCTCGCGGCACCGACCCCGCCACGGTGGGGAATGGAGATAGGTGGCCTGTGCACAGCGGCCGGCTGCGGCCTCGGCGCCGGGGTCCTGCTGCCGCCCTTCAAGGTGCCACTACTGGGGCTCCAGGGCGAGGCACGGGCGGACCTCTACGCCGGGCCCGTGCTGGGCGCGTCGGCCTGGCTTGGGGTCCGGTGGTGAAGGTCTGCCACCGCGTCGCAGGGTGGGCCGCGCCCTGCCTTGGAGCGCGATTCTGGTGGCTCGCCCTACTAGCCTCCTGGTAGTTTCGTAACGCACCGCGTTATCCTACATGCACTTACATGGAGGTCACATGAGACGCTTCTGGTTCGTTCTGGTTCTCTTTCTGATCCCAATCCAGCGTGCCAAAGCTGAGGGTTGCGTTGGTCCGTTTGGTTGCCTGGCCAAGACGCGCGGCGTGATCGTCACCACTACGGCCACACAACTCGACACTCAGCCACAGGGTCGCGACACACTCTGCATCTGGAACAACGGATCGGCCACTCTCTTCTTGGGCTTCTCAGGATTGACGACCGCCAACGGCATCCCGCTGGCTGCCGGTGTCGGTCCGATCTGCTTCACGTATGGGTCCAATATAGCAGTCTTCGGTATCGTGGAGTCGGGGACACTTGACGTGAGAGTGCTTGAGCAGGGTGGCCTCGGCCGTCCAGCCGGTGCTCCGGGGGTGGTGCGATGATCACACTTCTGACAGTCCTGCTTGCACAATGGATCAGTTCGGAGGCACCTTTGGTCTCGGTGACACCTGACGCCACCAACACTCCCTACAACGGGTGGAGCATCGACAGGGGACGTAACCTGGCAACCGACTACGTCAACAAGCTGCGAGCGACCGGACTACGCACCGACAAGCAGGTAGCGATCACACGCACCGACGCGAACACTCTCCTTGTTTATCGTCCGCTTGGGGGTCCGTTCTGGCTTGAGGCCGAGCTAAAGAACACTGGAGTCGGCTGCTCTTCAAATTGTCCTTATTCATGGGATCAGACTCGTATCGCGACGTTTGTGTCGTACATTGCGCTCGCTTACAACGCGAGCTTGACATACACCGGCGCGTGGAATAATCTGGACTCTGGAAGTGCAGATCTCTATATCGGCGGGCACGCGAAGTGGAGTGGTACCGCGACCAATCATGTGGATCTCACGTTCACCGGAGGTGGCGACTTATACGTCATCTTCATCGGCCGCACCAACGGCGGCTACGTCAAGGTGCAGATCGATGGGTCAGACGCAAACGCAAACGTTCTTCCAGTCGGCGGTACTGGCAGTTATCACTTCCTCGACACCTACACTGCAATAGATCTTAGTTACAAGCAGATGGTCAAGGTCGCTACCGGCCTGACCAGCGCATCGCATACGGTAGTTCTGACTCTGATGAGCGATGTCAACCCACTGAACGTATCCGGTCTTTCGCGCTTCTACTTCAATGGGCTTGGTCTGGTCGGCAAGGATCAGGGCATCCCCATACAGACTAACACGCACACTCCGCAGTGGGTGACTGGAACCACCTACGTAACTGATGACTGGGTGACGAACAATGGCAAGTTCTACTTCGCGACCGGCGGCGGTGTTGCCGGAGCGAGCGCTCCGACCTGTGGCTCCGGCACCTGTTCTGACGGTACTGTCACCTGGCAGTTCTCGGCTGGTTCCAGCTACGACCTGAACAGCCACATCATCCAGTCAGCCGGCTCCCAGGTGGAATACGCAATCCAGCACAAGCCCTCTGGGGCAAGCAGCTTTCAGCAGATGGGTGGCGTCGTGCACGGCAATGAAACGTTGACTTCATTGATCGTTGATGTTGAGGGTCAGGATTTCGTCGGCAAGCCGACAATCGGAGCATGGATCTCCGGCGATACCATCAACATCGTGCAGCAGATCAACGGCACACACCCCGACACCGGAGCGACGGTTATTGCTACCGAGCAGCTTGTGCACCGCTTCACTAGTTCTGAGATCACTATCTTCCACTCGCACAAGTGGAACGTAGCAGACGTGATCGGCTGGTATTATACGGCGATGTGGCCCTTGTACCACTGGGGCGTACCGACCACCGGATCCTTCAAATATGCTTTTGATAACATGTTCACACCGCAGGGCGGGAAGAAACTAGCATCCAGCTACTACGGTCAAAACAACCCGATCGTTGGTAGATCACAGGACTTCTTCATGCAGGCGTCTGGTGGCGTACTGCAACCGGCTGGCGCGGCGGGTAGCCCCAGCGCGGTCGCGCCGACGTACACTGCCATCGCAGCGATCTATTGCCTCCCACAGAGCGTGAACGAATATCGCCAACCTGGATCGCTCTACGCCAGCATGGGCATGAACATCTCCAACGTGACGCCGCCAGGGTTCTCCAGTGATGTTTTGAAAATGTACTTTGAACGTGTTCCGACTTCGCCCACTGTCAGCGTGGCCGTGAACGACGTGTGGCAATCACAGGCCGTGTACTTCCTACAACTAGTCCCCATCTACCCGTATGACCCGACGTTTTAATTAGCCTCTATTATCTCCCTTAGCCATGTCCAGCATCTTCTTGGTGGCCTCTGCGCCGGCGTTGATGTCCCTCGGTTTCTGTAAGATCATGTGCATCTGGCAAACCAGCGAGTGCGGGTTATCAGCCAGCTTGCCCCAGAACAGGGCACTCACCTCGTCCTTGTTCAGTTCGTTGAGGATGCTACGTAGCAGGATGCTTCGCGCGTGCGGGAAGACGAGCTCATTTGGTAACGTCCCGTCGTGGATATGTTCGACGTGCAGGGTTGCGATCCACTTGCGAGACCAGTTATTCAGAGCTTGTTTACGCGCCACGTAGTCGTCCAGCATGATTAGATCAAGAAGTTCTTGCGCTGCTTGTTGGTTCATTGTGTTACTCCACCAGTACGAAACAACTTAAATTCTTCAACGTAAATTTTAATTTCTTCTAAATAAGTTTTTATTAATTTACGATCTGCTTCAATACAAGCTGCAAGAGTTTGGTGCTCTTGCCCATGTGCTTGAAACAATTTAGTTTGAGCTTCCATCAATTTACTTTGAGCTTCTACAGCTTCTGTGATCCGTCTAAGTAATTCATCTTGCAACAAAGTTTTATGAACACGTACTCGATGACGTTCGATCATGTGTACTGCTCCTTCAGGGCGTTCAGCAGTGCCCTCTGGGTGGTGTCCTTCTTCTGGAGCATTTTCAGGACCAGCTCATCGATGGTATCTTTTGCTATGACGTGGTGCACGAACACGCGCTCTTTTTGGCCCTGGCGCCAGACTCTTCTTATAAATTGCTCGTAGATCTCGAGATCCCAAGTCAAACTATGCCAGATGACGGCGGCACGGGTAGCTTGCAAATTCAAACCGTGAGCAACAGATTGCGGTTGCGCCAGCAGTACAGGGATTTGACCTCGATTCCAAGCTTGCTCGACATCAGCAAAACGTGACGCAGACACGCCGCCACCGACCCAAGGCGCGTGTGGGAAGCGTCTTCGTAGACGATCCAAATCATGTTCGTACTCGTAGGCGACGAGGGCCGGGACACCCTGGAGTTCTTCGATGATCTCTTCGACCGCGTCAACTTTCGCTTCGTGGAGGTCATACACACCTCGTTCACCAGGGTGTTCTTTAAGTTCGCTTGACCCGTACAGACCACCATTGGCGATCTGCCTGCATTTATTAGACGCCGCCGCCGCGTTGGCGGCCGTGACTGTGTCTTCTTGGAGTTCTGTGATGAGATATCTTTCCATCTTGTCGTAGACCTTGCG